CTTATTGCCCTCCGGCGCCAAACTGCGCCGCTGCTGCATCGTTCTGTGGTTTAGCGCCGGCGAGTGACTGCATCAAGTTTATATCCGCCCCGCGCGGCGATGTGCCAGGCTTGCTGATGCGCTCATAGGTCCTCGTCGTATTCTCTGGCATCTGGCCCACCGGGCCGCCGCCTGGTACCTGCTGCTGCCCAGAGAGCGACGGGTCAATGGCGATATAAGCGTCCTCGAATGGTAACTTGAGTAACTTGCCAAGGTGGCGCGACATCTGCTCGATGTTCGGCGCGTACCCGATCTTTTCCGCAAGGGGCGCCGTCGGCAGAATCCATTCCTTCGCATAAAAGAGTATTTTGCGTATCTGCTGCTCCGGTGTCTCGGTCTTGCGCGAATGAGCTGTAATACTGTAATTGAAGTCAAGGTCGCTGCCCTCGCGCTCTTCTGGCGTGAACATCGTCCTTATCCCCATATCAACCATGCCGGGTACAGGCTTCGTCATTGGCAGCTCGTACGTCGGATCGCGCCAAAGGTACCACGCCTTACGCTCTATGATCCGATTCAAAAATTTCGTGGCGGTCTGGCCCATGATCTCGACCTGCGCCGAGGACGCCTGTTGCAGCGCCTCATCCTGGCTCGCGGTCTCGGACTGCGGCTGCAGACCGGCCAGAGCGTCGATATTACCAGCTTCGAGGCCGAACTGGCGAAGTGACCATACCAATATGTTCCAGTTCTGCGGGTCCGTGCCGCCGTAGCCGACTTCTCGGACCTGATCAAGGTCGTCAACCCGCAATGTGTCGCCGTCGTCCGAGTTCACTATCCTCTGCGCGTCCGCATGGGCCTGTGACGTGTATGCAAGTGTGCTCTTCTGGCGTACCGACTGACGGCCGAGCTTGCGCATCATTTCATTGATAAACATGTGGAACTCGTACACGTCCGACGCCGGCGCGCTCGACATCACCTCTTCGGGGACGTCCTGGAACGATAGGACCTCGTAAGGGCCGCGCTCGGGGCCGTTGTATTTCCTGACCCTTAACGGCTTGCTGTCCCTGATTGCCGGCATCGTTACAACCAGATTGTACTTCGGAAGAAACAAGTCGATCAGCCTGACATAATCGCGCAGACGCTTGTCGGGCTCCATATTCGCCCCGGATACCCGCTGCTCTGTCTTGAACTCGCTGTATCGCGGATCCGACGACTGCAGGTCCTCGCGGTCAGAATACTTCTTTTTCAGATAGCCCTTCGAGCGCTCGTAAAAATGCCCGATAAAGTCTATCTGGCTGCGCGTTCGCGCCGTCATGTCGATTACGAAGTCGTTCAGGCTGACGGGCTCGGCAAATACTTGGCCGGGGTCGTACAAATACCCGTCAATCTCAATCTGCTCGTCGCTCTCGCCGAGAGCAATTTTCATAACCCCCATACCGAACATGGCGTCAAGCAGACAGGTCGAATACGCCTCCTTGAGGTTCGTTTCCTTAACTACCTGGTTCAGTGCCCTCTCGAGCTTCCAGCCGAACGCGCGGCGCTCCTGAAAGTCGGTTTGAACCTGCGTGGTGATCTCACCCGGCGACAAAAGCCTCGAATACGTCACCACCATCTGACGCATCTTGTTAAGAATAACTTCTTTATCGGCGGACGCCCGGCCGTACAGGTGATTCGCGAACTGCTTAATCGAGTTCGTCCGAGACACCCGGAAAGGCTTCATATCATTGTAGCTGGTATACACCGCATCGTGTAGCCGGCGAATAAAGTCCTCTGAAAGCTGAACATCGGGCTCGTTCATTGCTACCATCAGCTTAACCACCCTTCTTTTTCTTTCAACTTCGCCTGTGCCTCTTCTTCTCGCGCGGCGAAGCAGTATTTCGAGTGCGCCGGAGCAGTGTCGACCGGCCTCACCTGGAAGCTGCTGCCAAGATGGGCCAGCACGTCGGCGATTGTTCTGTCCCCGTGCTGCTTTTTGTTGCCAGACGGGTCCTCGCCCGTGTTTTCATGGACATGCGCCACCGATGTATCAGTATGCACGAACTCACCCAGCTGCGTCAGAGCCGCCCCCGACGGGTTTTCGGTCAGGCCTTCGATCAAGTCGCTTCGATACGCGGTCAGCAGGTCCAACTTACCCTGGGCAGTCGCAAACCACCCGGGCCGGTTCGCTTTCCTCTTTTTCTTCCCGTCGCGATCAACATGGTAGTAAACATGCTGATATTTGAGCCTTTCAATTATGCGCTTGCCGAACGCGCCGCCGGGGCCGCCCCCGTCCCACGCCATATAGCACATTGCATGAGGCGTAGAGAACATCTTCGCCATGCACACCGCCAAGGCCGCCAGGTCCTCCGGCAGTATGCGGCTTGATACGTATTCCAGTAGCTTCCGGCCAGTCTTAGCGTCCTCAACACTGATACAGCTGTCAGAGGCGCCCGTTCCGGTGGATATGTCGATTCCCATTGAATAGGTGGTATCGAGCGGTGGTCTGCCTTGGGCGTCGGGCCTGTACCAGAGCGCCATGGGGTTGTGGCCGCTGTCATTAAACGACTCGTCAAAGTACTTTTGGGCGTCGCCGACCTCGTAGGGCTGTATTTCGTCGCGGTCACGCACCATTTGAAGGTCGACCGCGTCGACAAACTGCGCCCCGGAACCGTGATAGTCGATATTCAGCTCTTCGGCGATCTCCACGCTCGAATGCGTCCTCGAACATTCATGGTCGAACCACGGCGAACGGAGCCCGCGCTCTTCGGCTGGCTGCTGCGGCGATTCCCCGCGGCCGTCCATGATAAACTTGTAGTTTTTCGGGAATTCAATTGTTTCCTTATCAACAATGCAGCTTTTACACTCTTTGTCGATAACCTCAACCCGGCCATTGGTGACACGGTACAGCCCTCGCCGCTTTTCCGGGTGTTTCGTCCAGTGGAGCCGATGAACCTGCCCCTGGTGCTTCATTATCTCCCGCTGGAGGAAAAAGGCGTTATCCGTTCCCTTCGGCGTCGAATTGAAGATTCTGCAGGTCGTCGTCGAGCCCGTCGAGGCCAAAATCGCCTGGCCGAGCCCTTTTTGCTTCTTATCGACCGCGGCGAACTCGTCGAGCAGTATCGCCATGCGGCGGCCGGCGCGGCCGGAGTTCTCGGTCGTCGCCTCACCATCAATCACGCTCATGGTGTCATTATTGTAGAGATTACCTTCAGTTTTGATGTAGTCAGGTCTCATCCAGGTCGGCAGCCGCTCAAGAACGTACGTCAACTTCCGGAACAAGCAGTCAGGGTTCTTCTGGTCGTCGACCAGGTCGGCTGTCCTGCTCATCGCCATGAGCGCACACTCGCGCTTGTAGCACCAAAGCCAGAGGAATACCATCAGACACATCCAGCTCGCCCCCATGTCCCTCGATTTTTCGATCAGCTCGTCGTGGCCGGTGAGAATAGCCTCGACCAGGGTCAGGATTGTCTCGTCTTGAAATGCTTCATACGTTATGAACGGTAGGCAGTGCTCGTCGACCTTGAAGTAGCTTCCCTCGCGAGCTTCGAAAATCCACACAAAGCAGTTTATCCAGAACAAAATGTCCTGTTTACAGGCTATATTTATCGCGTCGCGTACGTCCTCATCTTCGTACCCGGCTCGCCAAAGCTCATCGCGCAGCAGGAGATTATCAAGTGGGTCTTTGCAGCCCATCTTCTTCACTAACGAGTAGCCCAGCACGTCGGCGTTCAAATCCTTCGCGCAGTTGTCTGGCAAGCTCGGTGAGTTCGTGATAACCCCTGTCGGATCGTAGTAGCCCTCTTTTGCCATCTTCCCTTTCTATCTTTGCTGGAAGAACTTTCGCCCATATTTCCTTGAAAAAGTGCATCTTCGTGTCAACATTCTTCGAGTACGTTTTCCAGAGCGCGTAAGCCTCCCTGGACGGTGCGTCCTGGGTCCGCGCAAAAGTCGTTTCCAGATTCTCCACCACCCACGCAATGCCAAGGCTCCGGAGCTCCGTATCCAGCAGCGCCTTCTTGTCAGGGGGACCAGGGGGAGGATTTATGATCTCTTCTTCTGGTCCTGGCGCCTTTTTCGCTGTTTCTTCCGCTGATACAGATGACGCTCGATCAGCGAGTCGCTTCTCGAACGATTCAGCATCGGCCATAGTATAATCGTGAGGATCAGGAGGGTCAAGATCATTATCACGGGAAAAACTCCTCTGATTGCAGAACGCTCGCCACGTCCCCTCGTCCTCCATCCGCTCTTTACAGCCCTTGGGGCATTTTTTTGACATATTATGAAATATCCATAGCTGTGCCCTCTTGTGCTTCCTACGTCTCATAACGTCAGATACATACCGTATCGGCTGATTTTTAAAAAACTTCTGCTTTTTTTATGTCGGGTGGTATAATTGGGGGTATGTGGTATAATCGACGGTTGCTGAAAAGTGGGCGCGGGGCGATGGTACCTAAGTATAGTTAAGCTTGAGAAAAGGGGAGGGGGGCGGGGTTCAGATATACGGCTTTTCGACCCTAACATTTTTTGAAATATGCCCCCTTGTATGTGCCCAGCAGCCAACACACCACATGCAGTGTTTGAACCATACGTATTATGTGTTATGGGACGTTCAAGCTTGGGGGGATCGCCCTCATCACAGCCGGACCGAGCGCCGAGCCGATGGGCCTTGCCAAGAGGAGGGAGCTAGGTACCGCCGACGACATTAGGGTACCGCTGAGGACATTAGGGTCTTGTTACCAAAGGGTAACATCTTCTTGTTTACCCTTTTATCATTATATATATAACCCACGTACATCGACCACTAATCTATGGGCCGTGAATGTTGAGGTCTAATAATTGGCTGTAGCTCTTGCTTATTCACCCATTGCCGGGGTATTGACAAGACTATTCATAGGTGTATTGGCTTATCCATTGACTTATTCACCCATGCAGGGGTTATTCAACCATTTCACTTCTTGAATTCCTCCCCTGATCCCCTGTTAAAATCATTCTCTGAGTCTTGTCATGTTGTCAATAGAGAAACGCCGCTATAATGATATAAGGAAACTTTCCAAATTGTCTTGTCATCTCCTATGAATATGATAGTACCTACTAGGCAGTGATAGTACCTCCTAGGCAGTGATAGTACGGTATAATAGGTTTTGAGAGCAAAAACTATTTTTACGCTCAAAAACAAACAAAACAGTAAACATATGTATAAAAGCAACCGATACATAGGTACAAGGAGGACGAACACATGGAAAAGAGACAGGAACGGCGGGAGCTGCGCGGCGAGGGGCTCAAACGCTGCTCACGGTGCAAGGAGATCAAGGCCTTGACCGAGTACGGCAAGCTCAAGGGCCACGGTGACGGCCTTGATTACTGGTGCAAGGCGTGTGTCAAGGCTTATTGTCAATCGGCAGGGGGCCACGCGCGCCGGATGAGCGCTGTCAAGAAGTACGCGCAGACCGACAAGGGCCAAGCGGCACACAGGCGCTATAGCGCAAAACAAAGAAAGGAGCGCACGACATGAATATTAAATATTGTACGAAGTGTAAGGAAAAAAAACCTTGGGAGGCATTCAGCAGAAACAAGCTGACCTTCGATGGCTTGAGCTGCTATTGCAGAGCCTGTCAATCGGCGTACAACGGCACCAAGGTCAGTCGCGCAAGCGTCAAGGACCTACTGGCCGAGGGCCTCAAGCGCTGTTCAAAATGCAGGAAGATTAAGCCGATCAACGAGTACCGCAAAGAGAAGCGCGTCAAGTCGGGCCTATCCGCTCAATGCAAGTACTGTATGAGCTCTTGGGGGCAAAGATGCGAGCAAAAGGACTTCTACAAGGCACCTCTCGCCTCGACGCCCACTGGTTAACGACCCGTAAGCTACCGCTAATTGGCGACTTGACAACAAAAAAACTTCACAAATAAATTATTTTTATCTTGACAAAGCCTTGTATCGGGCGTATACTATAGAGGACAAGGAATAATGCGCGGGCGGTTCCCGAGCATGTTGGAAACACATCACAAGGAGAAACGCATGACAATCACACATCACGAACGGGACATCATCAAGAAGGCGACACGCGCCGAGCTCGAAACATTCGTTGCCGAGGTATGCAATCGTCTGGGCAAGGCAACCGACGCGGCAAACGGCATCGAACAGCTTTTCGAAAAGAGCTGCGACGACCGGACGAGCTTCTGGAAAACTTGGCATGTCGGCGACATCTACGATAAATTTCTCGGGGAGGTGACGGCATGACAACACCACAACAAGACCTAATCGAAGTGGCGCGTCTGATCTTGGCACGCTTCGACCTGGAAGCCCTGCATCAGAACGGCCCCCCGGCTGTTTTCCCAGGGGCAGCATACCGCGACGACCTGCGCGCGGCGCTTGAAGGCATCAGGGACGCCAAGCCCGCCCCACAAACAAGCTTGCGGGCGGCGCTCGTTAGCGCTATCGAACTGATCGAGGACGCGCGGCGCATCGTGGATACGGACAGAGCGAAAAATATTGAGGTGGCTTGTTCTGTTTGCGGCAAGAGCTACCCCACACCGACCGACCTTGTTATATCGTGCGGGGTGTGCGGGCGACTGGTATGTCAAGACTGCGAAGAAAGAGCCTTTTTCGTTTGCGAACAATGCGGGCTGCCGTTTTGCGATGTTTGCAGAGGCCATGACGTACAAGATGAGGTCGCCTGTATTGAGTGCGCGAAGAAGTCCGACTAACAACGGGGGCCGGGCGGTTCCCGGTCCTTGACAACGACAAACAGGAGAAAAGGAGAGAGACCATGAAAACGGAATACAACACAATTAGAGACATTCAGCAGAAAAACAAGGACGAAGGGCGGCATTTCTTTTCACCCGATACGATGCGCTTTTTTAGTTCAAGGGTGATTTCGGGCGTATATGGCGGCATGTATTTTGTTACAAGCGAAAAGCACAGCGACGACACTCCGCGCCAATATACGGTACACCGCGCGCGCTTTGATGGAAGCATTCAAGCCGTCACCGGCCAAGACGGCGAGAGCGATGCAAAGTTTGACACCTTGAATGATGCGAAGGCATACGCCAAAGAACGGGCGGAAAGCGCCGACAATGAGGCCATAACAGCCGCCGATATTGGAGCCGCTATTATCGAAAAAGAGATAAAAATCAACTATATTCATCGTGAAATTAAAGACTTGCACGAAATGCTCACCGACTAAGGCAATATCCCCGGTCCCAGGCGGTTAATAGCTGCCTGGGGCTGGGCATAACGCCGCCGGGGTGGTACCTCGGCAACAAGGCAACAACAGGAGAAAAGGAGAAGGACATGACAGACACAAAAGCGAAGCATACGCCGGGGCCGTGGAAAGTAGAGAGGATAACGGATAAATGCGGCTACTCTACGTTGGCTATCCATCCCCCGCATTTCTACTTTAACGGGAAGGTTACGCCAACAGACGAGGCAAACGCCCGCTTAATAGCGGCAGCGCCTGACCTGCTGGAGGCTTGCAAGGCGTTTTTGCGCTGCCCGTGCGTAGGCAGCGACGGCCCCAGCTCCTCTAAGCTGGTGGTTCAAGATTTTCACCTTAGAGCAATTAACAAGGCAATCGACAAGGTGGAAGGCAAGCAGCCCAAGGCGGTGACGGCATGACCCTGAACTATAACGACTTCACCAGGCGCACGGACGCGCTCAACCTGACCCAGGGGCAGCGCGTGGCGATTCTAAGCGGCTCGCAAGGCGTTTCCATGATGATTACAGACGGTACAATCGCCAAGCGCGAGCACGAGCGCCCTACAACGATTGACAGGGTACTCTGTAAGCTTGAAGGAAGCAAGCACAGTCTGAACGCCTTTGAAGACGCGATATATCGAGCGGTCAAGCGGAAAATGGAGGTGACAGCATGATAAAAACCAACGAAAACAACAGGCAGATATTCTGTGATCTGTGCGACCACCACATTGATACAGTCAGCGAGACGGATAGCGACGACGACATTGAGTGCATGAGCGACGACATGGGCTTCATGCGCTTCATCTGCCCTGACGGATCATACCGCGAGGTATGCCGCGACTGCATAACTGACGCGCTCCGCTACGCCCTGACACAAAGGCGGGCTTTACCGCCGAAGCCCTCGGTCCGGCTCACTGACGGCAAGGACAGCGTCATAGAGGGCGTCGAAGCGCCGGAAGGGGTGCGCGGCGACCGGCACAAGGAGATAGTAGTAGCGGGCGTCAAGCCGCTGGCCGTCGAAACAGAGAAGGAAGAGAAGCACCCTTATCTCAATCGCACATACAAAGGCGTTAACTACCGCGAGCTTACCGACCTTCGCGTATTGACTGTAACCGAGAAGGGCGAGGCGACAATGCTCACGTATACTAAGGAGGAATGGGAGCCAGTAAATGAGGCGTGGGGGAATAGCGACGAAGAGCACGACCAGGGGCTCATCAGAATGCGCTCTGTAGCCATCTTCCGCGACATCAAAACCATGCTGGAGTATTTGGCGGCTGTGAAGAACCTTGACGGGCAATCCATGACCGACATGTACGTGCCTCACATCGTCGCTCTTGAGGCGGAGCTCGAACTCCGAAAGACGGTATGACAGTAGCTACCGCAGAACCTTGCGTCGAGTGCGGCGCGCCAGTAGGCCGGGCATGGCTCCATGAGGGGCTTTGCCCGTCCTGCTGGTATTCCGTGGACGATCAAGTAAGGGTAAATTCCGAGGACCGGGTCCGAACGGCAGAACGGCGACAGGCGGGAGAAGCCAAAAAATCCATGCTTCGCTGGCCGTAGTTTTTTTTGTGTGATTTTCAAAGTGCGTAACGAAACAACCATAGCAAAGGGGTAAAAACCATGCCTTACAAAGAGGACCGGAAAAGGACGGGGGACAAGAGTATTTTGCCCCCGATCAAGGCCCAGGAGGCGATTGAAGCGACAAACAAGGCGAACGCCGCCACTGACAAGACGACCAAGACGGAGCTGGCGGAGCTCAAGGCGACGGTCGCGCTGTTCACCGAAAGGAGAGTCATGGACGACATCGACAGGTTCATCGACGAGGAATTTGTCACGGCGGAAATGGGCGGCAAGAAGTTGCTTCGCTGCCCCGATTCGAGGTACATCTGCAGGTACCACGAAACGAAGGTGGTCCCCAACGGTCGTTATCCTCACGTCGTCTGTGTGCATCTTGAGACTGTCAACGGTCCCCCGGTAGTCGTCTGCGCAGTGTTCGACATCGGGGAGTTCAACTGGAGCAAGGACAAGACGCGCTCAATAGTCAGGTCGCGCATCATCAAGTCCGTCGAAGAGCTACAAGCGGCGAGCAAGAAGTTCATCAAGGCTGACGCCATGCTGGAGGCACTGACAATAGTAAGAGAAGAACATGAAAGAGAAGAAAAAGAAAAGGCCCAGGCGGAAGTCGATCCGTCCGACCCCATGAAGGGCTGTTGACATGGCCGACATCAACAAGCTCATCGCCGAGGCGTTCCCGACGGCGGAGCTGGGCGGCATTAAACTGATTCACTGTCTTGACGCCAGGTACATCTGCCGGTATCACAACGCGGAACGGGTACCGGGTGGCAGTTGCGGCTGGCTTTATTATGTGCCTTTTGAAACGATAAATATGTTCAGGGGTAACAAGATAATGACCTACGCGACGTGGGACGTCCGGGAGTTTAAATGGAGCAAAGCAAAAGCGCTGCACCTAATCAGGGAGCGCGTGATACGGGCCATCAAAGCATTGAAGGAAGCACATGAAGAAGAAGAAATCCGACGACGAACTGTTGACGACGAACACTAAGGGGGTTATGCCATAATGACAATACTTAACGCCGACGGCGCGCCGATCCCCGACGAACCGAAAAAGCCGCGCCTGTGCTGCGTCGACCGCACGGCGGAGCTCAACAAGCTGCAGCTCGAGGTATCGAAGCTCGTCAAGGACCAGGGCCTGTGCTGGCGGTGCTTCTGTATCCAGCAGGACATCGAGAAGGGCCGACGGTACCTCAAGCAGCTGCGGAAGAGCCCCGGCCCGTTTATCAAGAGGGAGCAGCCATGAGCATGATGCCCGGCAAGCCTTCTCGCGACAAAGATATTCCGCGACGCCGGCCAACGCGCAAGGGCGGCGGTAGAAGTTATAGAGGGATTTAAACAGAAGGAGAAGAAGGATGAGCAAGGAAAAAAGTGAATGGGTACTGGCCGCCGGGCTCCTGCTGCGCAAGTACGACAAAGGGGTCTCGCAGCAGTTCTGCCCGTACAGTCTGGTCCAAGGCTGTGACGACAAGGGCGCCCCGA